TGGGTGGACGACAAAACCTAGCCAATGAAGAGACTAACCGACCAAACTTTGGTAGAGACACTACTAACTATCAATATCGAAATGCTAAGCCTCCTGGATTTGCATTTGGTGGGCCAATGGGTGGACGACAAAACCTAGCTAATGAAGAGACTAACCGACCAAACTTTGGTAGAGATACTACAAACTATCAATACCGGAATGCTGCCCCTCCTGGATTTGCATTTGGTGGGCCAATGGGTGGACGTCAGAATCTAGCTAATGAGGAAACCAACCGTCCTAACTTTGGTAGAGATACTACAAACTATCAATATCGAAATGCTGCCCCTCCTGGATTTGCTAGTGGTGGACCTATGTATGCTAACATGGGTGGACAAGCAACAATGGGTGGACGACAAAATCTAGCTAATGAGGAAACCAATCGACCAAACTTTGGTAGAGATACTACAAACTATCAGTACCGGAACGCTACGCCTCCTGGATTTGCTAGTGGTGGTGACATTTCTCAAAATGATGTAATGCGTGAAATGATCATGCAGAATTTACAAAAACCTGAAGTACAACAAGAGGCCATGTCTAACGTTATGGGAACCTCTCAAGAAGATGCTTTGGCTAGACTAATGAATTTTAATTCTGCCTAACCGATCCAGTCTTTCCATTTTTCGTCGCCCAATACTTCTTGGGCGAGGTTTAATTTGTTGCGTAACGCTTTTACAATTTTTTCATCAACGGTTCCTTTAGCAACTAAATCAATATACGTTACCTTGTTGGTTTGCCCTATTCGATGAGCACGATCCTCCGACTGTAACCGTTTTTCTAAGTCATAGTTATTAGAGTAATAGATAACGTTGCTTGCTTCGGTGAGGGTGATACCGTAACCCCCTGTTTGTGTGTTACTAATAAGATAGATCAACGCAGAGTTAGGGTCTTGGAATCTTCTTATTATTTCTTGACGTTCTTCATCGGGGGTTTCACCATAGTAAGTAGCTACACTATCAACCCCTGCGATGTTGTGTAATGTTTTTAATATTCTTTTAATATCATATTGGTAGTTAGCCCAGATGATTGTTTTACCCTGTACTTCTTGCAATATATCTATTAGTTCATCTAAACGATTACTTTTAACTTCGACTTCAATTCCTTCATCGTTCTTAACAAAACCACAGACCACTTGGTGTAGTCGTAATATCTGAGTAAGCACCGAAGTAACACTAACGATGTCGCGAGAGTCTAACTCAGCCGTAGCGTAGTCTTGAAGTTCTTTATACACCTTCTTTTGTTCTGAGGTTAGTTCTACCTCTCGTCTTTGATATACTTTATCCGGAAGATCTAAGCATTCTTTTTTTAGCACTCTATAGGAGAACTCATTTACATTTCGAGTTAATTCTTCTAAGTTTTGATAACCAACAACCTGTCTAAACGTTCTAGCCCCCATTTTTCTATTTACAAGCTGTGCATATCTGTTTTGAAAAGAATAGAAAGAGGTGTATCCTAATAGGTCCGGAGATAAGAAAGTGCTTTGACTATATAAATCCATGGGTGACTGAGTAACTGGAAAGCCTGTTAAGATTCTACGATACTTACTGTTAACTGCTAATTTCAATAGGTTCTTTGTTCTTTGTGCTCGCGGATTCTTAATCGTAGTAGACTCATCAACAGCTATTAATACGTTGTGCGAGAGTATAAACTTTTCAACAAAAGCTACACCTTTCTTAGTGCTGAAAGCTTCTACATTAATAATTAATATTTTCAGATCATGCCTTACTTCAAATAATTTTGTTAGTTCTCTTTTTTGTTTTAAGTTAGGTGACGGAGTCCACACTGCAATATGTTTTTCTATGTGGTCTGGCATATGTGCGGGTATTTCTTTTTCTGACCAGTTCCTATACACTCCTTTAGGAGCTATTATAACAGCCGCATTGATTCCTCCTTTATCATATAATAAAGAAATATTGTCTATTAGTACCTTAGATTTACCCGTCCCCATTTCCATAAAATAAGCGTATTCTTTCTTATTCCAGGATTTAGTTAATGCTAATAACTGGTGATCATAGGGTTCTGTTTTAAATTTATACTTCATATTCTATGCTTATCCTTTCTGATTTCTATACCCCATTATATATTACAAAACTATATAAATTAAAGACCAAGCTAATACTTTCCTTATGCCCTCTAATAGAATCACTCATAAGTAATATTTTAAATCTAAAATCTAATAATCGTAAAGTCTCTAAAACACTGTGTTTAATTAAAATCAGTATTAGATTATTAACGATATTAGATGTTCTCCTAAAGTTTTTTACAAAAAAGATTTAATTTTCAAAACTACATATCGTTAATAACTATATAACTTTACTTTGCCGGTATTGCTATATATTATAAAAAACCTACTACTAGAAAGGAGAAAAAAGTGACAGTTTTTGTCGTACAAGAAGTTCAGGGACGGAATATAACATCAGCCAGACAGTATGGTGATTTTAAAGTTTTATTACCTTCCAACACCCAAATAATGTTAAGCGCATCACCGTCTGTACGTAGGATGAAAAGCATTCTACACGACTATACAGATGGGGATTACTTACTATTAATTGGTGATCCTGCCGCCATTGGCGTAGCGTGTTCTATCGCTGCATTTTTTAATAACGGTAAATATAGTATCCTAAAGTGGGATAGGCAAGAAGGCTTATACTATCCCGTTGATATTAACATCCACCAGAAAGGAGAAATAGATGAGTGATAATAAACCAACCTTTGAGGACTTAGTCGGTACAACAGATGTTCAGGAATGGGCAAACGATGCTACCGATGGGGAACTCTCTATCGTTTCCAAACTAGCTAATAAACAGTTGAAACTTGCTATAGAAGTAGCTGAGCTTGAAGCTGGATTAAAAGCTAAAAAGGAAGAACTTCGTTTGACTGCGGAGAACGAGTTACCTGATGCGATGCAATCAGCAGGGCTTACTCAAATAACACTCACCACTGGAGAAAAAATCTCTATTAATGAGTTTTATAATGCTCACATATCCAGGGCAAATCAAGAAAAAGCGTATGAATGGCTAGTATCTAACGGTCATGAAGGGCTGATAAAGAACGAGGTTCTTTTAAAGTTCGGGCGTGAGGAGATTGAAGTAGTCGATCAAACTGTTTCGGCTTTACAGGCTAGGGGATTATCTCCTGAGGTACGCCAAAGCGTTCACCCAAGCACACTGAAAGCTTTCGTTAGAGAGCAATTCACTTCGGGCAATGACGTACCAACCGAGCCTTTCGGCATCTACATTGGCACTAAAGCAACTATTAAAAAGGATTAAGATTATGTCAGAGAATAAAAATGAAGTGGCAGAAGTTAACGCTACAGCAATGAGCACGTTTGACGATACTTTATTATCAGGCGGTACTGGGCTAGAAGAAACAACGACAGAGGATTTCGCAATCCCTTTTATTCGTGTTCTACAGCCTATGTCACCCCAGCTAATCAAGACGCACGGAAGTTATGTGGCAGGGGCTAGTGCAGGTGATCTTTATAACACGGTCACTGGAGAAGCGTTCGATGGCGAACAAGGTCTTTCTATAGTTCCTTGTGCGTATAACAAGAAGTACATCGAGTGGATCCCTAGAGAGAAGGGCGGTGGTTTAATTAATGCAGGACACGATATATCTATACTTTCTAAGTGTACTCGAGATGCTGAGTCTCGACGGTACTACACTGCCGAGGGTAATGAGATCGTAGAGACTGCTCAGTTCTTTGTTTTAGTTGTAAAAGAGGACACGGCACAACAAGCAGTTCTCGCCTTCACTTCAACACAGCTAGGTGTTTCTAGGAAGTGGCTTACGATGCTACGAATGGCTAGAGTATTGAACTCTAAGGGAGATTCCGTAGAGGCTCCTATGTTTGCGTATACTTATAAACTAACCTCCACTACTCAGTCCAATGACAAAGGTAGTTGGAATGCCTATAGCATTAACCAAGAAAGTGCGACAGCCATGCCGATAGCTATGATGGCTAAAGAGTTTATGTCTGCCGCCCGAACTGGTGATGTTGATGTTAAGCAAGAGCAGCAAAATGATGTTGTTAACGACACTATCTAACAAGGAGATATTGTATGTCGTTAGCAGAGGAGTTTGCTGTACGCTATGCTGGACTGCGTCAAGCGTATGGGACTTTCACAGCTAACAATGAAACTAGGGAAGATGGCAAGGCAAGTGGCAAAAACATTACTATATCTAAGGAGTTGTCTGATACAGATCTTCTAAAGTTATGGGACGGTCACTTGTCGGGGCATCAGAGCGTAGGCATTGTCCCCATAGATGAACACAATAACTGTGTGTGGGGAGCTATTGACGTTGACGAGTATCAGCTAGATTTAAAAGATTTAGCGATAAAGATAGCGAAGCAAAAATTACCGTTAGTTCTTTGCCGTAGTAAAAGCGGTGGAGCACACATCTACTTGTTCCTGACCGAACCCGTAGCCGCATCAGTATTACAGAGAAAATTAAGACAAGTTGCGGCGGCAATCGGTTACGGACAGGTGGAGATATTTCCAAAACAAACCAAGCTTTTATTAGATCGAGGAGACAGGGGAAGCACCTTAAACATGCCGTATTTTGGTGGGGAAAACTCTACCCGATACGCATACAGTACAAAAGGTAAGGCATTAACACCTGAAGAATTTTTAAAGTACGCAAAAGAAATAGAGTTAACGCCCAGTGAATTAGGGAAGTTAGAAGCCAGTCCGTTAAACGAAGGCTTAGAGTGGTTAGATCAAGCACCTCCGTGTATACAGCATTTAGTTGTACAGGGGTTTCCTAAAGGATCACGAAACTCAGGTCTGTTTAGTGTCGGAGTTTTCTTGAGGAAGAAGTTTGCGGATGATTGGGAAAAGCGGTTAGAGGATGTAAATATAAAATATATGCAACCTCCACTAGGAGCGCAAGAAGTTCTGACAGTTGCTAAACAGTTGCAGAGAAAAGACTACTTCTATAAGTGTAATGATCAGCCTATCTCTAGTCACTGTAACAGTCCGTTGTGTAGGACTCGCAAGTTTGGTATAGGGGCTAACGGAGGAACACCGTTGTTCAGTAACCTCACTAAGCAGGACAGTGACCCTCCCATATGGTTCCTGGATGTTGAGGGAGGTCGATTAGAGTTAGAGACCGATGATCTATTAAACCAAAATAGATTTCAGCGTAAGTGTATGGACGCTTTGAATAAGATCCCTCCTAAGGTGAAGGAGAACGTTTGGAATCAAATTATACAACAGCTATTAGATGCGATAACGATAGTAGAGGTTCCTAAAGAAAGTTCTACGGAAGGACACTTCATGGAGTTGTTAGAAGCCTTCTGTACCGAGAGACCTGCGAGAGAGAGAGACGAGTTACTTCTACATAAACCGTGGACAGAAAGAGGCCGAACTTATTTCAGGCTACTGGATTTGATGGACTACCTCCACCGAAATAACTTCAAGGAGTACCAACGAAACAAGTTAACGTCTAAGTTAAAACAGTTAGAAGGAGAGCCTCATTTTTTCAACATAAAAGGGAAAGGAGTGAACGTTTGGTTTATTGAAGAGTTTAAAGCACAAACTGAGTCACATAACTTACCCGAATTTAACGATAATTTATTATGAAAACTTTCGCTAAAAATGTATTTGAAGGAGATGACCCTTACATCATTGGGTGGGATCGACCTACGGTACGCGAGTTCAATAATGAACTAGTCCAGGGTAGGCCGACCAAGGGCTATGGTGTTTCTGAGTTTAACTACGCAGGGAAACTATACAAACCTGAGCCATGGACGGCACCAATAAAATACATTAAAATTAAAGCAGAGAAGTGGGCTTCAAAACTACTGGATCGTCCTATAGAGTTTACTTTTTGTTTATGTGGTTTATATGAAACAGGAGATGTGTGTATCCCTCACCACTCAGACACAGTACCTACCTTAGACGATATTGTTTTAGGTATTTCGTTTGGAGGAACTAGGTTATTAGAGTGGCGTGAGTATGGCAGGGAAATTAAAGAAGAAAGTAACACAAGTGAGACACTAGATTTTAAAACCAAGTGGACTCCAGTTACTCGAAACTTTCTATTAGAGGATGGTGACGTGTATATGTTCGATGGACGCTCTCAAATGACGAGCACTCACTCGATTCCTTCGATAGATTTTGGAGCAAAAAGACGAGTTAGTTTAACGTTTAGAAGTGGCTTATGACTCTTCCAGCCCACACCCAAGTTATTCTTGGACCTCCTGGAACAGGGAAAACTACTACATTGCTCAGTCTTATCGAGGATGAATTAGGGCAGGGGACACAACCCGAGAACATCGGGTTCTTTACGTTCACTAAGAAAGCGGTAACGGAAGGCAAACAAAGAGCCGTCAATAAGTTTAATATTAGTGATAGAGATTTACCTTTCTTCAGAACTCTACATTCATTAGCATTCAGACAACTAGGGTTGACTCGGGAAAGTGTGGTTAGCCATACGGACATAAAAGATCTTAATGAAAAAATGAATTTAAGATTAACAGGAAGAACCACCTCTGACGAGGGACATATCTTTGGCATGACTCATGATGATCGATTAGCGTTTATAGAGAACTTAGCTAGGGTTCGCAACATACCGTTAAAAGAGCAATGGCATGAAGTAGAGGACGCTGTGGGATGGTTTGAGTTAGAACGTTTTGCTAGAGGGTTAGAGCTGTTTAAGAAAGACAGACTGCTGGTGGACTATACCGATATGTTACACAAGTTTTTGGTAGAGGGAACTGTTCCGGCGTTAGATGTTATGTTTGTAGACGAGGCTCAAGACTTGTCTCCTTTGCAGTGGGCGGTGGTTCGTAAGGTCGCAGAAAAAGCTAAAAAGATCTATGTAGCAGGGGACGATGATCAGGCTATCTACAAATGGGCAGGGGCTGATGTAGACTATCTTATAAACAATTCTAAAAATTCTATGATATTAAAACAGTCTTACCGCGTTCCGTCTGCAGTACATGAACTGGCTAAACGATGTATTGGGCAAGTTCAATCGAGAATACATAAAGAATGGACTCCCCGAAAAGAAGAAGGATTAGTTCGGTGGGAGCCTAACATAGAGCTAGTAGATATGGAGAAGGGGGACTGGTTAGTTTTAGCACGGACTAATTATCTGTTAGAGGATATAGACGCATACTGCAGAAACGAAGGATGGTTTTTCGAGGTAAAAGGACGACCAAGTATTTCAGAAGCCAAGGTGAGAGCCGTTATTTTTTGGGAACGTCTAGGTAAGGGAGACGCAATCGGCTTAACTGAGTGCGCAAACATATTAAAGTTTATCAAAGTTGAGAAACCCAAGAAACTTGATATGTTAGATTCAAACTCAATACTACAGTATCAAGATTTGAAAAGCCATTTCCCTGAGCTACCCGACGGAAGATGGTATGACGTTTTTACTTTGTTAAGTCCTAGTGACATTAGTTACATAAGGGCGATGTTACGTAGGGGTGAGAAGATAACTAAGCAACCCCGAATACGGTTGTCAACCATTCATGCGGCGAAGGGAGGAGAGGCTACAAACGTAGTGCTACTTACTGACATAACTACACGAGTCTATAAGAATTACCAACAAAACCCTGATGATGAGAACAGAGTTTTTTACGTAGCGATAACCCGAACTAAAGAGAATCTATATCTAATTGAGCCTAAAACGCCCCGCCACTACCAGATATAAAAGTTCTTTACTTTGCACTTAAAAGTAAAGTATATTAAAACCCTTAATTAAAGCTTAACCAGAAAGGAGAATGTATGAATATATTTTATTTTAGTGAAGACCCTGTAGAAGCCGCTAAAGCGCAACCCGATAAGATGTTGGTCAAAATGCCTTTAGAAACGGCACAGATGTTGTGTACAGCTCATCGTTTATTAGATGGAGATGAATTTGCAGACGCGGCTGGTTTATATAAGAAGGCTTATATGAATCACCCATGTACTCGTTGGGTTAGAGAGTGTAGCGGAAACTACGCGTGGCTTTATCGACACTTCATAGCGTTAGGTGACGAATACACTTACCGCTACAAACGCACTCATGCGAGTGTGGGGAAATTCTGTGAAGCGTTATACGACATGCCAAAGAACATTCCAATAGGCTTTATGACAGAGGTAGCACAGGCAATGCCAGAAGAGTACAGAAACGAGGACTCTATTCTCGCTTATCGTAATTATGTTATTAATGAAAAAGGTTACGCTAAATGGGAAAAGGGTAGAACTAAACCAACTTGGTGGGAGATAGGCCAATGTCATCTATAAGAAAGAAACTAACCGTTAATGAAAACGACAGTAAAAACACCCGAATGGATCTTGCTTCGGCAGGAGTTTTAGCAAACTGGAGACCTGACGAACTCGCCCATATGAGCCGATTCGATAAAATCTCCTCTTTATGCATCAGTGAGGCTAAAAACTTAGACCGACCCTTAGATACTTTTGAAATGGGTTGCGGAGAGTGTTGGGCACTTAGAAATTTATACAAGGCTTATGTGGTCAAGAAGACTGATATTATTCGCTCGTATTATGGAACAGATATAGATCCTGCGTGTGAAGCAGAGAACCCTTACTGGTCTAACGGTGGCGAGCCTTTAGTGAACTCTACTTGGTTTAAAAACTTTAATGGCACACTCAAAATAGTCGATGTAACTGTCCCTCAGTTTGATGAACACGGGAAAAAACTTAATATCTTTCATGAGCTAGAGGATGAGAGTATAGACTTCTTTTGGTCCACCGAAGTTATTGAACACATGAATAGAGAGTTTGTTGGTCCGTGGTTAGATGATGCGGCTAGAGCAATGAGACCTAATGCATTAGCGTATATCTCTACTCCTAATCATGACGGTTCTAACGACAAACTACCTGAAGACCATATTTACGAGTGGGGCTTCCAAGAACTTAAAGAAGAGTTAGAAAGAAACTTCATTATAGAAGATGTTACAGGAACTTTTATACAGCTACCTAATCTTCGTAAGGCTATGAAAGAACAAGTAGAGCCTTCTGTTGATGGAATACCTCTACATAGTAGTGTGAAAAGATACCCTAGAGCGTGGTCGCCCGAACAGGTAGAGATGCTTGAGAGTCGGTTTGGTCGACAGTTCTTGCGCGTAGCCGCCGCCGCACCATTTCCCGAATATGCTAACAACTGTGCTTGGGTGTTAAGGAAAAGGTAATGACTACATTTATCCGAGCAGAACTCGATCGATATTGTTACTGGCAGGAAGAGCGAGAAAAAATTCGATTTAAAAAAGAAATCTTAGGACAGGATGCCCCATGGACAGAGGATCCTATACTACAGAACTTTAAGTTTTGCCAAGTTTATCGGGAAGATGATAGAACGACTCGGTGGTTTGCTAAACATATCAGAGTACCCTTAAAAAACGACCCAGCAGTTCTGATGGCAACGGTTATTTTCCGATGGTTTAATCTAATAGAGACAGGAAGAACGTTGATCGAGAACGACCTGTTATTAAACTGGGATAGACAGAAAGCTGTTGATGAAATCACAAAGCAACCAAAATGGGTAACAGGTGCTTATATTGTTAAAACCCCCAACGGTATGAATAAAGTCACGGGGGTTGCCGAGTGTATATCTCATATGTGGAACGATCGAAACTACCTCACCGACACACTAGAAGAAGCTAGAAATAATAAAGAATCCTCATTGGAGAAAACATGGGGTATTCTTAGAGATTACCCCTACATGGGTCCATTCATGGCCTACGAGGTAGTGACTGATTTACGATGGACGTATTTTTTAGAAAACGCAAAGGATCGATTAACGTGGGGCAATGCTGGACCAGGAGCGATGCGAGGACTCAATCGTTTAACAGGAAGAGACTTATCTTTTTCAAAACGAAGTCACAACTGGAATGATGAGATGAATGAACTGTATAGTGCGGTCTCAGGGAGATTGTGGTTTAAGCGTAAAGACCTACCTTATGAAATGCGAGAGATAGAAGGAGGACTTTGCGAGTTTGATAAATATTCTAGAATGGTAAAAAGCGAAGGCAGAACACGGTCTATCTATAAACATAACGATCTTCCTATGATTGAAGATCTAGTAGAAGGAGAAAGTAAGTATGGGAAAACTTAATGAATATTCATTAGAACTTTTAGAAGAGTGGGGAGACTCGGTGGACATACATTACACCCAGTTTCTAGAGGTGGCATTCTTTCTAAAGGTTCCTGCAACACATAAAATGGCGGTAGCTTTTGTAAGACGGAAACTTCCAGGACTTGGCGAGAATGAAATAAGCTATCTTATCGCTGCAATTATAGACGGATACCACGAAACCTTATGAAAGTAATTAACGCAAGAAATGTAAACGATGCTCTACTTTTAGGAATAGATTTATTTAACAGTGATGTTAACTATAGAGTACAACAGACGCGTAACGGTACGACTTACGAGGCATTAGACCCCGTAACAACTGTTTATAATAAACCGTGTGAGCGCGTATGTTTAATTCCACAAAGAGACGCTAACCCTTTCTTTCATCTTATAGAAAGTCTTTGGATGTTAGACGGTCGTAAGGATTTAAAACCTTTAACGTATTTTGTTAAAACCATGGGGGATTTTTCTGACGATGGTGAAACGTTGTGGGGGGCTTACGGTTGGCGGTGGAAAAGTTATTTCGGCAGGGACCAACTACCTCTCATTATAAATATGCTGAAAAAAGATCCTAACGATCGTAGAGCTGTTCTACAGATGTGGGATGCTAAATATGATTTAAATAGGTATGGCAAAGACGTTCCCTGTAACACTAATATCTATTTTAAGGTGCGCGAGGGCAAACTGAATATGACCGTATGTAATCGGTCTAATGATATGCTGTGGGGAGCCTATGGTGCTAACGTGGTTCATATGTCAGTATTGCAAGAATATATGGCATCGGCTATCGGTGTTCGTGTTGGCGTATATCGACAGGTTAGTGATAGTTTTCATGTCTACACGGAGGCTCCTGTTTGGGATAAGGTTAAGGATCTAAGCATAGACCCACACACCTTCAGCGAACTAAAGAATCCTTATGATACTTTAAAAGACTATAAGCATATCCCTTTGTTTAAAAACACCGACAGCATACCACAAGAATTAGAAAGATTCTTCAATACGGAGCCTGATGATTTTAAAACTTGGGATAGTTGGGAAAACCCTGTGTTAAAAGATATTGCCGCCCCGATGATGGTGGTTTACTCTTATTACAAACACAAAAATTTCCATGGCGCGTACCAGAACCTCTGCCACATTAAAGCATTAGATTGGAGAGCGGCTTGTCTATCTTGGCTCCTCAAACGTGAACAGTCACATATCACTAAAACAAAAGAAGGAGAAGCTAATGAGTAAATGGGAAACTATGAAAAAAGCAGCACAGAGTGATTTAGAGGCTCTTAAAAAAGCTGAAACATCTTACGGCGATTCTTGGAAAAGACGGGGAGGTGTCGGGGCTTTTATGATGTTAGCACGCAAGTTCGATCGAGTCGAGCATCAAGCCCAAAAGTGTGGGTGGGATGTATTTGAAGCAGGAAAAATTTACGTAGGAGATGAAGGTCTACTGGATGATATCAGAGACTTGCGAAGGTATTTATTATTAACTGAAGAACATATTTTAACGGCTATAGATGAATACCATGACGAAGAGGATCAGGATATTTCTTATCCTGAAGTAACTATTAATGCTGGAAACACCAGCGAGGAGAAGTAACATGAAGTGGTTTTCTAAGTTTATCGATTTTATGACAGGACCAATGCCTACAAAAGTAGATGAAGAGGAGAAGTCCAGAGTTATTGAAAAAGCATTAAAGGATGCAACAGTTGAGTTAAAACCTTTATCTAAAGGAATTACTGAAGGATCTGTTACTACAAATAAACGATACCCTCGGGCTACTAAAACAGCCGAGAAACCCGTTAGAGCAAGAACAGAATACGGTACTTTTGTGGCAGACAATAAATCTACGCCGGATATCAATGAAGCGTGGAAAGGCGGAAAAGCACCAAAACCTAAGTCTAAGGTTGTGCGGATCAAGAAAAAGAAATGATCTTACAGAACTCGTTGTTTCCTCCTAAAAGCGATTGGTCTGTTCCTGATTTTTTCCCTCAGTTCTCTGAGACAGAAACAGTCGCTATAGATTTAGAGACCTACGATCCCCACCTCATGACCTCGGGTCCAGGGTGGGCTACAGGTCGAGGACATGTTGTAGGTATTGGTGTTGCTACGAAAGATTGGGAGGGCTATTTCCCAATTCGTCATGAAGGCGGTGGTAATTTAGATGAAGGTATTGTTTTGCGATGGCTAACTAATCTTCTTAGCTCTACAAAGAGAGAGGTAGTGTTTCATAATGCACTCTACGATGTAGGCTGGTTAAGGAGAGAAGGAGTCCTTGTAAAAGGTAAAATACTCGATACGATTATTGCGGCTCCCTTACTCAACGAGAATAGGTTTTCTTATTCATTAGATAATCTAGGTGTTGAGTATTGCGATGAGAGAAAAGATGAGTCTCTTTTGAAAAGTGCGGCTTTGGCTTTTGGTATTAACCCTAAGTCAGAGATGTACAAACTGCATGCTAAATACGTTGGACCTTATGGTCAGCAGGACGCTTCCTTAACATTAAAGTTGTGGAATAAACTAAAGGTTGAGCTTGCAGAACAAAACTTAGAAAAAATATTTGCTGTGGAATCTAAGTTGATCCCTCTACTATTGGAAATGAGGTGGAGAGGGGTTAGAGTTGATGAGGAAAAAGCTGAAAGAGTTAGTAAAAAGCTCTCTACAGAGGAACAGAAAATACAAATAGAGATCAAGCGGAAGTACGGCAAAGATGTAAACCTGTGGGCTAATGCCTCCTTAGAGAGTATTTTTGAAAAGAATAGCATATGGTTTCCACGTACAGCCAAAGGTATGGCGAGTTTCCAGAAAGACTGGCTAGAGGGTCACTCACATGAACTGCCTCAGCTGATAGTTAGAGCACGGAAGCTTAATAAAGCCAGAACTACGTTTATTGATAAAATGATCGGAGACCATGCTTTCAACGGAAGGATACATGCGGAAGCACACCCCATGCGGAATGATCGTGGAGGAACTGTTACTGGTCGGTTTAGTTACAGCAATCCTAATCTACAACAGGTTCCTGCGAGAGATCCTGAGATAGGTAGTTTAATTCGTTCCCTCTTCATTCCCGAAGAAGGGTGTCAGTGGGGAGTGTTTGATTACTCGCAACAAGAACCGAGACTAACGGTTCATTATGCTAACCAGATGAATCTAACTGGAGCAAAAGATGCTGTGAAACTTTATACGGAAGAGAACGCAGACTTCCACCAGATCGTTGCGGATATGGCAAATATACCACGTAAACAGGCCAAGACTATCAATCTCGGTTTAAGCTATGGAATGGGTAAAGAGAAACTTGTTAAAGAATTAGGAATAGATGATACAGAAGCTGAAAAGCTTTTCCAACAGTACCATGCTAAAGTTCCGTTTATTCGCGCTCTACAAGATCAATGCGCAAGAGTAGCAATGGAGCGAGGATATATCAAAACATTTGCAGGAAGGCGATGCCGTTTTGATCTGTGGGAAAGCAAATATGAAAGAAGTCTACCGTTACCTCTTGAAGAGGCAAAAGATAAATATGGGGATGACCTTAAACGGTCATACACTTACAAAGCTTTAAATCGTTTAATACAAGGATCTGCGGCTGACATGACAAAGTTAGCAATGATAGGTCTGTGGGAGGAAGGAATAGTTCCGCACCTACAAGTCCACGATGAAGTTGACATTTCAATAGAGAGCAAAGAACAGGCAGACACAGTAACAAGAGTAATGGTAAACTGTGTAAAGCTTGCTGTCCCTTTATTAGTGGATCAAGAGTTAGGAACGTCATGGGGCGAAACAAAGGAAATAAAATCATGAAAGGTATCTCTGACACAAAAGCGAAACAAAACTCGATCAGGTACAGAAAGATGTTTGATCAATGGACTAACTCAAAAATAACATTAGAAGAACTAGGTGAAGAACACGAAGTTACCAAACAACGTATGTGGCAAATAATTACACGTTGTAAACTGGGTAATGGTGATTATTATTACGGTCGAGTTGTCGCACGCAACAAATGGTCTGAATTTAAACTACTCTACTCGGACTTTGAACAAACACAAAGAGCGTTTAATGAGTGGTTAAGTGAGCGTGAAATTAAACTGACGTCAAATAACCAAAAAGTTGCCCCACACACGGGATGGGAGTGGTAATCTATAAAAAACGGGGTTTTTCAAAAAAATCGGCCTCAGATAAGCTCACAAGTTAAACGATCTAGGTCTACTTAGGGGCGTAGGCTCCGATAGATGAAGAAGCTCTTAAAACGGCTTAGATTAGCTTATACGCGATCGACTCTAGTTCAGAGGGGTAAACATGGCAAAAGAGAAAAATTTGTGGTTATTGTTGAGAACAAACCTACCGCAGATGCATTTACAGCGAATTGAGACAGGAATGACCGGAGCAGGGGTTCCTGATGTCAACGGTTGTGCAAAAGGAAAAGAGTTTTGGATAGAATTAAAAGAAATACATTCGGGCAATGCACTTACTCTACGTCCTATGCAAATTTCCTGGTTGGCTAAACGAGCCTCCCATGGCGGTCAAGTTTTTGTGATGGCGAGGAAAAATAATGAAATCAAACTCTACCACATAGACAGCCTCACCGGAATAAAAGATTTAGTCAAAGAAGGCTACCGTTCCCCTGCTCTTTTAACATTAACGATTCCTTACGATTGGGACGCTCTTAGTACTGGTTTACTTTCCTAATACTGCTATATATAATGGTAAAAGTAGCAATTAGGCTACGGTCATTAAGTTAGAAAGGAGAATGTTATGTCACATCAAGTAGAAACAATGGCATGGGCTGGCGCAAAACCTTGGCACGGATTAGGTGTTGAAGTTGACGGCAATCTTACACCATTGCAAATGCAACAAGCGGCACAGCTAGATTGGACCGTTAGTAAACGTCCAAGCTATACTTTAGACGCTCCCGAATGGGCGGAAGACGTGGGGCTTATCCAAGCCGAGAATACTTTCCACATCGTTCGTGATTCCGACAATAAAATACTTAGCCATTGCGGTAGAGACTACGTCCCTATTCAAAATGAGGATGTATTCAAGTTCTTTAAACGCTTTACGGAAGCTGGTCATATGACCATGGAAACCGCAGGTAGTTTAAAAGATGGCGGAGAAATATGGGGTTTAGCTAAAATCTCAGAAGACTTTGCGCTGGCGGGTGATGACCTTATAAAAGGCTATCTTCTTATTAATCAACCGCACATCGTTGGTAGGTCGATGACCATTAAGCTAACGCCCATACGAGTTGTATGTAATAACACACTCACCATGGCCTTAGGCATGAATAATACAGCGTCATTTCGTATGCCTCATGTTAAAGAGTTCGGTGACGACGTTATACAAGCGGCAGAAGACGCTTTAGGATTATCCGCAACGGCTATGACTGAGTTTAGAAAGAACGCTACTCTACTTTCCCAAACAAAAGCCAAGCACTCGGATGTCCTTGATTATGTCGGTCAGATATATCAACCGTTAATGATTGCAGAATACCGCAAAGAACAGCTATTACGTTCTGAGGGTAAGCTTCTTGGCATGCAAGAGCCGCTAAAAGACAAACTCAACAAGTTCCCTTCATTAGTAATGGATGCGCTAGATCAAAGTCCAGGAGCACATCTCAAATCTGCAAAAGGTACGTGGTGGGGAGCCGTGAACGCAGTTACCTATGTTGAGGATCATTTACGTGAGTCGCAAACACCAGGAAATGCATTACACAGTGCGTGGTTCGGTGCTGCAGCAAACCGTAAAAGTCAAGCTCTTTCAACTGCCATACAGCGAGCCGCTTAATGAAAAAAGAAAATCCCAAGACGTATTTCTTAGCGGCAGAAGTCATAGAGATGCTGTGGGTTGGTTTACACGAGTCAGGTCAGGAAGATCTGGCTCGTGCATTATCAGACTCTATGATTACACAAGGTTGTCAAGAACTAGACACGGTAACAGATCCCGAGCTTATCTTGATGTTTTGGAAAAACTACCTAGAAGAAAATAATTTTGTTATTTTCTCCGAGGATGACACGGTGCATTAAATGAGTACAATGCTTGATAGGGGGGATCATGATGAATTACTGCCTGATTGCCCATGGACTAAAGAGGACGCACAATACTGTGATAGCCATGACGTTGAGTTATCCTATGGTAACGATGAGGAAGATAACGAATTTCGATACTGTAAGATATGCGATAAAGTCGCGGAGGAGTTGATGGGAGTGGCTGGCTAGTGGACCTTTTCTTTTCAATGTTTATTGTTTTTATTCCCCTTGTCATTCTTTTGCGAGGGGCTTGGTTGGTTGTTTGCGATAAGCAACGTGAATGGGAAAAGAAAAATAAGGATGAGAATCATGACCGATGACGAGATACGGATAAGACGGTTAGAAGCGCAAGTGGCTCTATTTGCTGAACACTCTCAAGTGCTAGGTGAACTGGTTGAGCAAGTCGAGGAGGATATACTAAGAACCGAAGGAACCAAACATCTATGGCAAACAATAGATGAAGCGAATGAACTGCTTATGGGACCTACTCGAGCTTACGTTAATCAAGATTAATAGCCTTCCTACTACTGGTTTACTTTCTAGTTATTGGGCGGTATATTATAAACTCGTTCTGCCGCAAGGTGGATTATTTTGACTAAAAGAAAGGAGAAATGTTATGCAAGTAGCAACAGCTACACCCTCTGTAAAAAGAGCACCACGTATGGTGACTAAGGCAACAAAACCGTTGAGCAAGGCTAAAGTGACTGCAATTCCTAAACCTACGAAAACAGGTAAAGGATCCGCGAGAACTTTATACAAGTTCACAGGTAAAAAACCAGAGTGTAAAACACCGCAGATGAATGCGTTGATTATTACTGTGATGGAGGCGGCGGCAAGTGATTTATTGTCCTCTAGCTTTACAGCACAGGATCTGGTTTCGCTTGCAGTAAAGCAAGGCGCACTAACAACAGGCCAGGATCCGCTAAGAATCTTTAGGTTCTATGCAAAACGACTTGTTGAGGAAGGCTACTTTGCGAAAGCGTAGTGAATCGGAGGCACAGGGCAACTTGTGCCTCCTCTTTTTTAGGAAACTCTCATGAAAATAGAAATACAGCAAAAAGATGGAACATCGTATAACACCAATTTAAGTAGTTTCTCGAGGGATATTTATTTAGCCTTGAAAGAAAACCATCTTCTTCATAAAAACGCCGATAGCTTTGTAGTTACCAACACGGTATATGAAGCCATCGAAAATCTTGTAGGATTGAAAAAATAACCAAGAAAGGAGAAATATTGTGCCAAACCATTGTTTTAATAGAATCCACATCAACGTAGGTAACTCCGATGAGATTAGTTTCGAATCAGTTGTTGAGTCTCTTCATGACGACGACAAACAAAACACTGTTTTCGATTTTAACGCGGTAATCCCAATGCCTTCCGAACTCAAAGACACCACCAAAGGCCACGCGGGTACTCCTGATGAGACTAAAAACGCTCGATTACGTAAAGAGCACGGAGCAGATAACTGGTACGACTGGTCTATTTCGAATTGGTCTACTAAATGGAATAGCTATGATTCAGAAATTGTTAACCACGAAATCGGAGAACGTATTGAGTATACTTTCAATACTGCGTGGGGACCACCGACAAGCGTTATCGAAGCGTTACGAGAACAATGCCCTGATTTATATATTAGTGCATTTTTCGATGAACCAGGAATGGAACTAGCAGGGTACTACTAATGTGGTACTGGTTTACTTTCGCGTACTGGTTGGTATACTTTAAATAGTTAGGTTATTTCATAAACGAGAAAGGAGAAATGTATGAACAATGTAGAAACAATACTCAGTAGTCTTCAGGATGTTGTCAGTACGTTAGACGGAGTGGTTGAGTCTCTCGCAGTGCAACGACGGATTAATGAGAATTTAATAGGGCGAATCAAAGAATTAGAGTTGAAAGCTCTAATGGCTGAAAACGAAAAGACGGCACTAAACGCAGTTGCTGGTGTTTTCCCGCAAACAGAGGTGATGTCATGAAAATCGAACCATTTCCTGGCGGAATATTTGCAACCCCTAAGGATATAAAAGCACTGCAAGACTATCTTTCATTGTTTAATGGAAGTGAAGCGGTTGTCGCTCAAACGTGCGCGTGGATGGCGTGGAACCTCGCGTGTAAAATCGTAAATGAATCCGAAGAAGAGGAGATCAAGTCATGAGCCTATATATCATTGCTGAAGAGAATTTCCACAGCCCTATGCGAATAGCGGTTCAAGTGAAAAGTCTTAAAGAACACGGAAAAGTCCACTCACATAAAGAAGGTGATAAAATCAGGGTCTACAAAACCTTGACTCTATTCAAAGAAGGCATTGACTACACCATCTACGAATGGACAGGGTCTAAGTTTAAAAAATCCAACGGACAACCAGTCCCCGAACTAAGCCGCATTTTCTTTGGTGCTCGGGGCTAAGCCTTACTGGTTTACTATGGGGTTATTCTTTACTATACTAATAAAGTAAGCTAACTCAGAAAGGAGAAAGATATGTTTGTATTAAAACACCTCAAGACTCACGAAACGTGTACCGAAGGCGATATCCGTTACGAAACTTTTCAAGATGCAATGAATGCTCGAGCGAAACTTGCAAGAAGCATGACTCACTACATTCACGTCAGTTGGGGCGCAGATATAGAAAATTTACCCACCTCATCACTCAGAGGCGTTAATGAAGTCTTTGATGAAGTGTTCGACAGCCCCGATATAAAACTTGATCCCGTTGAAAGAGAACTTAAAGATATCTTCCAAGTATTAGGCATGAACGATGCCCGACTAAAGGACTTAATCTGATGAGCCCTTCAAAGAAAAAGCTGAGAACAGGCAAAAATACACTATTTGCCCGAGTGATGAACTCTAAACGCGACTCTGCTCACCCTAAATGTAGTATCTGTGAGAAAAATATCGACAAGCAAACCAATGCCGATGGCGTTGTCTATTGGGAACGTGGCCACAATGCTCTACCTATTAATGACGGTAGATGCTGTAGTGATTGCAATAACACGTTTGTCATTCCTGCCCGAATAGAAGGTGCTCAGTCATGACACTGACCTTCGGAAGTTTGAGACACACTACCTCAGGGCGTAAACGCAAACCCCTGCAACGAAAGACCGGAAGATATGTCCCTGTCTTCAAAGAACCACCGATAGAAGAAATCTACCGTAGAGACACTAAAGAATATGCGTCGGCTACTCTACTCTACTCTACCGACAACTGTAACATTATCGATCGATCACAACTAATTGAATCATCAACACACACCATAGCTCCTGCCTACAACAAAGGAGCTTATCAAGTAATCAGTAACGAAAACATAAAAGATATCGGGAGATAAGCCTCGTACTACTGGTAGTTCTCGGTCATATTCCTAGCTATACTATATATAGTGGCTAGTTAAAGAATTAGCCGAAACCTAGAAAGGAGAAAGATGATGAGTAATTTTTCAGAATATATTGACCCATCCTGGGAGTTTGGGGGTGATCGACCATGCGACATCGACAATACAACCAGCCACGTGTATTCAGTGTCCGAATCGATAACCGAGTTTTATGACGGGAATATTAACCTAGCTGAGTTAATTGAAACGTTTGACAAATCAGGGATTATCTACAGCTATGACGAACTAACGGGACTCGTTGATATAAATAATAGGCTGATTGAGCCACGCGACTGCCCACACTTTGATATGGGCTAAAGGAGAACGATATGAACTTTGATACACTCACTCTGCTAATACTAGGAGCAGTACATATCTGTTTTGTGCTGTTCATAATCGAAGAAGAAAGAAAAAAGAAAAACCGCTAAAGATCACAGCCTCACACTCGTGGGGCTTTTTTCCGCCTATCGTATTGTTATCTCAGAATTAAAAAAGTTTTATGAAAAAACATTCGTCGATTGGCTAATATCACTAATAGACTAATAGAATCGAGCTGTGTGTCTCTCGGTCAGTGGTTTGTTGTGATGAGCAAAAGTAATAGATTTTCTATTAGTTATTACAAGTGAGTAGTAAGATACCTAGTGGGCATAAGAAAAGTATATAATTATATTGTTTTACACTAATATATCAATATCATTATGCGACCCAGGAGATCCGATGAAGACACTCACTTATACCCCATTACTACCCACAGAAGATGGTACTGCATTTGTTGATGACAAGGGTAAGACATGGCAACCGCTCAACTCAAAGCAAAAGAAGTTCTGTAAGGAGTATATCAAAGGACAAACAGCTACCGACGCGGCTGTTAAAGCAGGGTATACCAAGGATCGCAAGGGTGCTAAGACACAAGGCAGTGTTCTACTAAATCATAACCCGATGGTTCGAAACTACCTCATTGACTTGGAAATCACAGCCTCAGAGAAGGACGCAATTTCTCTAGAGAATCATTTGTCCACGCTCCACGAGCTTCGGGAGGAGGCAAAAGACCAAGGTCAGATCTCCGCAGCCATCACAGCCGAGGTCCATCGAGGCAAGGCTGGGGGATTGTACATAGATAGACGCGAGATTCTTACCGCGAAGATCGATCTCATGTCCAAGGATGACATACTCACTCGACTCGAGGAGATGATCAAGAGACGATCCAATGTGATCGAGGGAGACTTTGTTAGCATCGACTAACTCGTCTCTTCGTCGCTTGCTCTACTCTACTCTACTCTACTCTACTCTACTCTATCCCTCGACCGCGATGCGTTACCCATACCCATGAACAACAGACGAAGAGAACAACAGACGAGCAAGCGATAAACAAATCCGCGAGCAAGCGATAAACGGTTGATAAAAAAGAATAGTAAATAAGTTAAATAAAAGCTTTACAAGTAAAGGGGTAAGGTATATGATGTATTTGTTGTTTGGGTAAAGGGGTTACCAACGACACAAACTTTCCAACCCCTAATAGAAAGGTAGAAATATTATGTCAAACTTAATAGATACTAAGTACACCGCTCCTATTGGACGCAGCTATAACACCGATGCAACGGTTACGCTTATTACCAACAAAGGCAAAGTTCCAGCCCAAGCGGGTAAGATATTAGAGGCGCTTACTAACGCCCCTGACCACCAGCTAACCGTTCAGCAACTAATAGGCACCGATGCAGCTGGCCTAGATAGTAAGCTGGATGAAGTAGGATTGAACACGGTTCAAACCCCGGCTAAAATCTGGGCGTTCTACAAGCGTCGCCTGATCGACCAAGGGTTTATAACTGTAAGCTAACCCCCTAGCTACACCCTTTGCCCCGTTCTTCGGGGCTTTTTTTCGCCCACGGTTCGCGTCTCGCTCTATCCGCCCCTGTACCAAATCCCCTTTTTGAACCCCCCCTCCCCCCCTTTTCGCTTGCTCGGCGGGTCCCACCCGCCCGCCCC